AAGCTTTGAAAATATTAACCCCCGAACAGATTAAATTTATTAAACAACGACTTGATACTGGAGGAATGAAATGACTGCAACGGTGGAACCTACTGTGGAGTGGGCTCAAGATAAAATGCTTGAGGTGGTTTTAAATGAACCAGATGATTTTTTGAAGGTTAGGGAAACCTTAACAAGAATTGGTGTAGCATCAAGAAAGGAAAAGAAACTTTATCAGTCTTGTCATATACTGCATAAGCAGGGCAAGTATTATATTGTTCATTTCAAGGAGTTGTTTGCTCTTGATGGAAAACACGCTAACCTTACTGTTAATGATGTTCAGCGTCGGAACCGTATTGCCCGTTTGCTTTCTGATTGGGGTTTAATCTCAGTAGTAAATGAAGATTCTGTTACAGATATAGCCCCTCTTAATCAGATTAAAGTTTTAGCGTATAAAGATAAAGGTGATTGGATTTTAGAACAGAAGTATAATATAGGTAAAAAAGGTAAGACCCAAGATCCTGATTAATTTAAAGTGAAAAAATTTATTTTTGATGTGGATGGGACTCTTACTCCCAGTCGCAAAGAGATTGAGCATGAGTTTTGGGCTCCATTTCTTATATTCTGTCGTCATCATGATGTGTATCTTGTTACTGGTAGTGATAGGCAGAAGACATTAGAGCAGTTGGGATTAGATATATGTTACACTTGTAAACGAGTATATAATTGTTCTGGTTGTGATGTCTATGAGAGAGATAAGAATGTTTATACGGATACATGGAAACCAT